ATCTCCGCTCGCGCGGCCTCTCGGTCGGGCTCCGCAACATCGGGGTCACGACCTACGAGTTCGACCGGGTGACGCCGGTCGGCAAGGCCACCCAGGGCATGAGCATCCTGGATCTGGGCGACAAGGACCTGGTGACGTTCGCCCGCACGGCGATCCCGGTCCCGGTCACGGCCAGCCAGTTCGAGCTGGACGCGCGCCACGCCGCCGCCGGCCAGACGCTCGGCGAGCCGGTCAGCCTGACCAACGTCGAGGAGCACACCCGCGCGGTCGCGGAGCTGCTCGAAGACACGCTGGTCAATGGCTCGGCCGTCGTGCTCGGAGCCAACACGCTTCCGGGTTACACGAACTTCAGTAGCCGCGAGCAGCTCTCGTTCAGTGACACCGCGTGGAACGACATCAGCGGCTCGCCCGAGGCGGCCGTCACCGATGTCATCGCCATGCGCACGGCGCTCCGAGACAACGGGTTCACGGGTCCGTACGTGCTCTACATCTCGGCCAACTTCGACGGCGTGATCGACGAGGACTACAAGGCCGAGTCGGACCGCACGCTGCGCGAGCGGCTGCTGTCGATCAACGGCGTCGAGGACGTGAAGGTGTTGCCGTCGCTGGGCGACGACAACGTGCTCCTCGTGCAGATGACCAGGGGCGTCGTGCAGGCCGCGGTCGGTCAGGACATCACGACCGTCACGTGGGACACCCACGGCGGGCTCGGGATGCACTGGGCCATCCTCGCGGTCATGACGTTCGCGCTCAAGGCAGCCGCGGCCCGCGCGCCGCTCTCCGCTGGCACCCTCCCGGCGCTCACCACGGCGGCCGGCATCGCTCACCTCTCCTGACGACCCGCCATGACACCGATGACACTGGAACAGGCGACCGCCGCGCGAGGCGAGGCGATCGAGGGCAATCGTGAGCTCGCGGTTGCCGAATACAAGTCGGGCGAGAAGCAGGCCGACGTGGTCTACGAGGTGATCGAGGGCTACAAGCACCTCCCCGGCGGTATCCGCCTTGGCCCCGGCCAGCGGTTCCGGCCGACCGAGCGGCAGATCGCGAACGGCTCGCTCAAGGGCAAGGCCCGCGAGCTCACGCGCTCCGAGTACGGGAGCGTGGGCAGGAGCGAGCGCAGGGCTGTGGCTCACGGCGCCGACATCGGTATCCGTGCGCTTCCGATGGCCGAGGGCACGCTCAAGTTCGCGCTGGAGGCCGGCCTTCGCGAGACGGACTTTGACGGTGTCGAGCCCGGCTTCGAGGGCCGCTACACGAAGGCCCAGGTCGCTGAGATCATCGAGGCGCGCAGCCGCGACCTGCTCGCTCAGCGCGGTCCGGCGGATGCGTGATGCTGTACCGGAACCGCGGAGCCGCATGGGTTAGGGCCGACGGCACCCGGATCGAGCACGGCGCCGAGTTCGTCCCGACGCATGACGAGCTCCTGCGCCGTGCGTACAAGCTGGAGCACGCGGGTCCCGCTGGTGGTTTCGCGCCCGACCCTGCCCCGCTTCCAGACACGTCCTGCGACGTCGAGGACTACGCCACCGGCCACGGCTGGTACCTGATCGACGGACGCAAGGTGCAGGGCCGTGAGGCCGCCGAAGCCGCGCTCGCTGAGTTGAGGGGCGCCTGATGGCGCGCACCACCGAGGCCGCGGTCAAGCTGGCGATCGACACCGATCTCACGTCCCCGCAGATCGTGGCGTTCATCGACGACGCAAGCACGATCGTAGACGACGTCGCCAGCGCGGACGCGACGATCTCGGCAGCGAAGCTAGAGCTGATCGAGAAGTACCTGGCGTGCCACTTCGTGACGCTGCGCGATCCGCGCGTGAAGGTCGGCAAGATCGGCGACACGTCCGACACCTTCCAGCGCGACGACGAGATGAGCGAGTACCTGAAAGCCGCGATTGCGCTCGACCCGACCGGCACCATCGAGGACGCGTTCGACGACGAGCGGAACAGGTTTCGATTCCGGGCCGGGACGGGCTACGCATGACGAGCACGCTTCGACGTAGCGCCGTGACCGAGGTCACCGTCGAACGGTTCATCAGCTTCGACGGCCAATCGAAGCCCACCTACCAGAACCAAGGCACCGCCATGGCCCGCGTCGTCCGCGAGGACCGGGTCATCAAGCGCGCTGACGGCTCCGAGATCCGCACGCAGTACACGATGTGGATCGACGCGGGCGAGTCTCCGCTACCGCTGTGGCGTGACCGGCTGGCATTCGAGACGCTCGGTGAAGGACGCACCGCGGTCGTCGAGATCCACGAGGAAAAGCAGACGCTACGCGGTGCAGTCGACCATATCCGCTTGCTGGCTCGGGAGGAGTGATGGCGCGCCCGGTCCGTTGTCCGGTTCATGGCGTTGCCGCCTCGACCGCCTATCGGTATCGCCGCTGCCGCTGTGTGACCTGTTCCAGCGCTAATGCCTACCGGCGCCGGAAGAAGTACGAGGCCCGCCGAGCTCAGTACCTGGAATCGAATCGGGCCTACTACGAGGCGAACCGCGAGCAGGTGCGCGTGGCACAGCGGGAGTGGCGCGCCAAGAATCCGGACAGGATGCAGGCCTACCGACAGAAGTGGGCCGAAGCCAACCCGGAGGAGGCTCGCACTGCCCGTCGCGGCTGGAAGCGGCGCAATCGCGAAGCCGTGAACGCCGAGGCGAGAAGGCGAAGGGCGCGCAATCCCGCAGCTCAGCGCCGCGCTTCCAAGGCGTGGCGTGAGCGGAACCCGGACCGCGTGGCGCTCCATCATCGCCTGCGTTACGCACGGAGCCGGGGCGCGCCGGGGGACTGCACGCCCACGCAACTGGAAGCCCGCATTCAATTCTACGGGGAGCGGTGCTACCTGTGCCGAGCGCCATACGAGGCGATCGACCACGTCATCCCGCTTGCGACGGGCGGGTCGAACTGGCCCGCCAACCTTCGCCCCGTCTGCACGTCCTGCAACTCCAAGAAGGGCGCGCGACCGCTCTCTGAGGTGGCGGCCTGATGGCGACGACGCGCAGGAACTTCGCACGTGCGGCCCGCCGAGTGCGGCGTTTTGGGAGTGGCATGAAGGACCCGCTGGGCGCTTCCCTTCGCGGAATCGGCGAGGAAATTCTCACCGATGTCCGCGCGTCCTCCGAAGGCCATGGTGTGCCGCGCGACGAGGGCGTGCTCGCTGCTTCTGGACGCGTCGAGGGCCCGCGCCCGGACGTGAGCGTGCTGCTGAGCTTCGGCGACGCCTCGGCGCCCTACGCGCTCCGCCAACACGAGGAGCTCGATTACCGGCACACCGTCGGTGAGCCGCGCTACCTGGTGCGGGGCGTCGACCGTTGGAAGCCGAACGGCTCGGTCGCCATGGCGGCGCTCAAGAGGAACGCCGAGCAGGCGGCTCGCCGCGCCGCGGGTCCGAGGGCGCGTGACGCGCGCGGGAGGTTCGTGCGCCGATGAACGATCTCGCGGCCGACGTGCAGGCCTACCTCGTCTCACTCGGGCTCGTGGACGGCTCGACGGATTGGCCGTCCACCCGGGGAGCCATGCACGACGAGGCGGACCAGATCGTCGGCGTCGCCGAGGACGGGGGGCCCGAGCCCGAGGTGCCGGCGGCTGAGGGACTCGGCTCCGCTGCGCTGTACCGGCCGGCTGTCCAGGTCAGGGTCCGTGCCGCAGCCGATGACCGTGATGCGGCGTTCGCGAAGGCGAAGGCAATTCACGAGGCGCTGCATGGCCTCACCGGCGTCGCCATGGGCGGCAACACCTACATGCTCGTGCGGGCCAGGTCGAGCGCGTTCGCCCGGTTCTACGACGAGAGGTCGAGGCCGAACTACACCATGAGCTACCTGGCGACTGTCGCCGCGGTGGCCTGACCCAATGACCGCCTCCCTTTGCCCCGTTCATGAAATCAACGCAAGAACTGCATACAATCGATCATGTCATACCGCTTGCGCGTGGAGGCTCGCATTGGCCGGCCAATCTCCGGCCCATCTGCACTACCTGCAACTCCCGGAAGGGGGCCAGGCTCCTTTGTGAACTAGCGGATTAAGACCCGCGCGATCCGGAGGCTATAAAAAATCGCAGGCATCAAGTATTCACCGCATGGCGCGACCGTGAGCGTGGACTCGGTCGACATCGAAGGTATCACTAACATCAGCGTTGGCGGCGGCGACGTGGGCGAGGCCGAGACGACCGACTCGGACTCCGCTGGCGTACGCGAGTACGTGGCGGGGCTCTCGGACTCAGGTGAGGTCACGATCGAGATGCGCCACGTCCCCGGCGCGACCGGCCAGGCGAACCTTCGCACGCTCAAAGCGTCGCGCGCGATCGTCGAGTGCGAGATCACGTTGCCGCCTTCCGCGACCGACGATTCGGAGATCGGTACGCTGACCTTCGATTGCTACGTGCGTGGGTTCGATTGGGAGTTTCCGACCGCCGAGGACGCGGCCGGCAGCGCGACGTGCGTGCTCCGCGTGACCGGCGCCATCACCGAGGCCGTGGCCTAATGCCAAGCCCCACAGGCGTGAAGGTCACGCTCGACAAGGTGCGTACCCTCCGCTACACCAACCGCTCGATCGTCATGCTCGAAGACGAGTCCGGCCTGACCGCGCAGGAGGTGATGGCGCGCGTCAGCGCCGGGTCGCTCAAGGCGGTCAACCAGCTCATATGGGCGGGGCTGCTGCATGCCGACCCCGGCCTCGAGTTTGTCGATGTGCTGGACATGGTCGACGTCGAGCGGTTGCCGGAGATCAGCGCGGCGGCCGGCGAAGCGATCGAGGCCGCGTTCGGCACGAACGGCGAGGCCCCGGAGGGAAAAGCGGGGGCCCAGGCCAAGAAGAGCTGACCGTGCAGCAGGCCTGGGCTCCCGCGCTCGCGACTGGCGTCGACGACTCCGTGTTCTGGGGCTCGACACCGGCCGAGGTCGCGGAGCTGTGCACGGTGCTCGAAGAACGCGCGTCGGCGATCAGGCTCGCGACCGAGCGCGCGGCCAACCTACGTGCCGGCGTCCTCGCGGCGACGGTTGCAAACATGGCCGGCAGGGTCAGCAGGCGCACGATGCGTGCGACCGATTTCTTCGTCGAGCCGGGCGCGGAGTTGGACAGTCCCGACGCGGTCAGGAACGCGCTCATCATGTGGGGTGAGAAGACCAGGGGCGTGAGGCTCGCATGACGGTCTTGGCGCGCCCCGAGGTGATTCTCGGCGGTAGCTCGGCTCCGCTCGACCGAGCGATCAGCGCCGCGTCGGCCAAGCTCCAACAGGCTGGCGCGCGCATGCAGGCGATGGGCGCACGGTTCAGCGCCGCGATCACCCTACCGCTTATCGGCATCGGAGCTGCGGCCACCAAGGCCACGGCGGACTGGGAAACCGCGATGGTCGGCGTCCAGAAGACGGTGGACGCCACGGCTGAGCAGATCGACCGGCTCGGCGACAGCTTCGTGCGCATGTCGGAGCGGATTCCGGTTGCCGCTGGTGAGCTCGCCGGCATCGCGGCCGAGGCCGGGCAGCTCGGCATAGCGACCGAGAACCTACTGGGCTTCACTGAGGCGGTCGCCGCGCTCAGGGTGGCCACGAACCTGGGCGACCAGGCTGCATCGACGCTCGCGCGGCTGGCCAACATCATGGGCACGGCCCAGACCGACTTCGACCGGATGGGCTCGACGATCGTCGATCTCGGGAACAACCTGGCGACGACCGAGGCCGAGATCGCCGACATGGCGCTCCGCATTGCGGGCGCTGGCCGCCAGATCGGCCTCACCGAAGCTCAGGTGCTCGGCTTCGCGGGTGCGCTGTCCTCGGTCGGCGTCCGCTCTGAAGCGGGCGGTACGGCGATCAGCCGGGTCATGGTCGACATCGCGACCGCGGTCGAACAAGGCGGTGGCGCGCTCCAGCGGTTCGCGGCCGTCGCCGGCATGACGGTCGACGAGTTCCGCGAGCGGTTCGAGACCGACGGCGCCGGCGCCATCACGGCGTTCATCACCGGGCTCGGCGAGCTCGAAGGCCAGGGCAAGAGCACGTTCGGCACGCTCGAAGAGCTGGGGCTGGCCGACATCCGCGTCCGTGACGTTCTGCTCAGGGCCTCGGCCGCATCGGACATCTTCACCGACGCGCTGGACCGCGGTACGACAGCGTGGGAGGAGAACACCGCGCTATCCCGTGAGGCCGGCCTGTTCTTCAACCGCCTGGCCGCTCGGTTCGAGATCCTGCGTAACAAGGCTGGCAACATCACCGCCGAGCTCGGCGACGCGCTCCGACCGGCCATCGACAGGGTGATCGCTGGTGTCGACCGCCTACTCAACGTCGCCCGCAACCTCGTGCAGTGGTTCGCCCAACTCGACCCGCAGCTACGGATACAGGTCGCGCTATGGACTGGCATCGTGGCGGCGATCGGCCCGGTGGCGATCGTGCTCGGCACCGTCATCTCCCTCTTCGGTGCGGTCCTGGGCACGATCGCCGCGGTGGGCACCACGCTCGTCGGGCTCGCGGCCATCGTCGTGGCCGTCAAAAACAACTGGCTCGGGCTCGGAGAGGCCGCCGCACGGGCCTGGGACACGATCGTCTCCGCGGCCGACGTCGCGCTCACTGCGATCGTCGACTTCGTGAAGCCGGTCGCCAACTTCCTGATCGGGTTCTTCGTCGGCACCGCGCGCGCCGCGTTCGAGAGCTGGGACATCATCCGCTACGAGTTCGGTCGGGCGTTCGACTGGATCCGCGAGAAGGCGCGCCCGATCCTGGCGGGCATCGCCACGGGGCTTGAGGTCATCGGAAGGATCGGTGCTCGCGCGGCCGGAATCGTCGGTGACGCGTTCGCTGGCGCGGCCGACGCGATCCGTAATGCGCTCACCGACGCCGGCGACGAGGGTGAGGAGGGCGGCCGTGGCATCGCCGGTCGCATCGCCTCCGGATTCGCGGACGCGTTCGCGACCGACTACGTGGGCGCGTTCGTCAGCATCGTACGAGACGGGATCGACAAGGCCCGGGCGTTCATCGCAGCCGCGATCGAGCGGCTCCGTGCGTTGGCCGGCGGTGGGGTGATCGTCGAGGAGCTGGAGGCCGCGCAGGTTGTGCTCGACGGGCTCGGTGACGTGATCACGCAGGCGGCCGGCACAGGCCGGCGTGGGTTCGACGCGATGGCCGAGGGCATCACCCAGCTACAGGGCGCAGCGGTGGACTTCGCCGCCGAGTTCGCGTTCGCGCTCGGTGACGCGGTGCTCGACGGGATCGAAGCCTTCAAGCGATTCGGCGCCTTCGTGATCCGGACTCTCGCGCAGATCGCCGCCAAGCTCGTCATCTTCAAGGCCCTGTCCGCCATCTTCCCTGGTTCGCAGCTCGTGACCGGGCTCGCCAAGCAGTTCGGGTTCGCGGGCACGTTCGCGCACGGTGGCCGCATCCCCGCAGGCCAGTGGGGCATCGCCGGCGAGGCGGGCACGGAGGTGGTGACGAGGCCGACGGCTGTTATGGGGCCGGCGGACGTCACACCGGGCGGCGGCGACATCAGCTTCAGCTTCAGTTTCCCACCCGCGCGCAGTCCGACTGACGCGGCGCGTGACCCTGAGATCGCGCGCATGTTCGCCGAGCAGGTCAGGAACGCGCTGTCTAACGGCCTGGCGTTCGGATGAGCGCGCCCATCAAGCAGGACGCCGCGTTCCGCTGGACCGAAAGCGGCCAGGACTATCTGCACTACCTCGGCGCGAAGATCCGGCGGCCGACCGTGAACCCGGTGCAACAGGTCCACCGCTGGCGCTCTGCCGACCTCACCACCGAACGCGTGATCTCGATCGGCTCGGGTGTGCACGATCTGTCCGGCACGCTGCGCTTCGACGGTAGCCCGGACTCGCTCGCGCGGTTCGTCGCAGCCGGTAGACGTGGCGCGAGCCTCGAATACTTCCCATCGCTCGCGGCTCCGAGCCTGTCGTTTCCGTGCGTGCTCGTCGAGGCCGGCGAGATCACGACGGACCCCGACCTCTGGTTCGACCGCCGCCACCAGGTCGACGTCCGCCTCCGTCGCATCGACGGCGGCTCCTGGCAGGCCCTCCTGGAGGCGCCGTTCTTCTACTGGCGAGCCGGCAACCTCCCTCCCGGCCTGAGCTTCACCCGCGCCGGAGCCACCGCCACCGAGATCGACGAGTTCGGCATCCTGTCCACGGTCGCGGCGAACATCCTGCGCACGGACCATCTCGACCTCGACGGCGACGGGATCCGCGAGGACGTGGCGGTGCCGCTGGAAGCAGGCTCCGAGAACCTGGTGCTCCAGTCGGAGAACTTCGGGACGACGTGGTCGGCGGTGGGCACTCCGACCCGAAGCGCGGCGGCGCACACCGGCTCGGGTGTCACGCTCGACCTGATCGGCGACGACAGCGCGGCGGCTGTCGAGTACTACGAGCAGATCATCGGCTTCACGGGCGACGGCGACAAGGCGTTTTCGATCTTCGTGAAGGAGGGCGACACGCCCCCGCCCGCGGGCTCCACATTCCTGGTTCGCGACACCGACGCGAGCGTCACACGCGGGCGCGGGATCATCACGTTCACCGACGGCGTCCCCTCGGTCGCGATGTCGGCGGGCGTGGAGGTGTTCGACCCCGAGGCGCTCGCTGACGGCGTGTACCGTCTCAGGCTCCGTGCGGCGGGAGTGGTCGCGGCGAACGTCAACCGCGTGCGCGTCGTGCCCGGCCGTGATTCCGACGTGACCGACACCGGCGATATCTACGTCGGTGGCGTGCAGTGCGAGGACGGGAAGGTCCCCACGTCGTACGTCAAAACCACGACTGCGACGGTCGAGCGTGGCTCCGAGCTTTTCCGGGTCGAGGACGTCGCTTTCGCCCCGCAGTCCATCGTGGCCGCCGGAGGCGCGACGCTCTACGCGAAGTGGGTGGAGCGCGGCACGGCGTTCCTGGGTGCCGACGCCTTCTACTGGCTCGCCGGCAGCAACGTGCGGCTCCTGCTCTACTCGCCTCCCACCGACGGAGCGCTCAACGCGCAGTTCCGTGACGGTACGAGCTCGTTCACGTCGACCGCTCTAGGTGCGGTGACGCTGGGTTCGGAGATGGAGGCGCGCGTCGTGATTTTCCTCGACGGCGGCGTGTGGAAGATCCAACTGCACTACAGCGTGAACGGCGCAGCCGAGGTGAGCGCCGCGGCGGTGACCATCGGCGCGAGCCTGCCGGCCGCGTGGGACGTGCCGGACGTGACGATCAACAGCACGAACGGTGGTAGCAATGTCGGCATCTGCCACCACCTCGCCCACAAGTTCATGCCCGGCGTCCTGTCGCTCGCTGCGATGAGGGCCGCCTGATGACGGTCTCGGTTGCGAGCGCGACCTACCGAATCCTCGTGAGCGAGGCAGGCGTCAGCGTCATGGGCACGCCCGCGCTCACGCTCACCCAAGCCGACCTCACCGAGACGCCGATCCTGTCCGGTCCGTCGGTCGACGTGCTGAAATGCACGACGGTCAGCCACCCGTTCCGGATCCGCTGCAAAGAGGACACCGACGCGGTGCTGTTCCACTCGGGCGGTCGCATGACTGCGCTCGGCCGGCTCTGCGAAGTACAGCGCGACACGGGCGCGGGCTTCGTAACGGTCGGGACCGGCCGGATCAGCCACTACTCGGAGGCCGAGCGCGGACTGGTCGACGTCGAGGTGTCCGACGAACGATGGACGGAACGGCGGACCGAGATTTTCCGGACGACCGACACGATGCAGCTTCACCCGCCCGGCCTCGCAGCCGCGTGGAGGGATCGGCTGGCAGCAGGCACGGCCACCTACGTCGTCGATGAGGTCGACGGCAACGCGGTCAGACTCACGACGATCTCGAACGAGGGCGTGCAGGGCACCCAGCCCGATTACGTGGCGCGCGTCCCGGCCTCGCTGATGTTCGCGCTCGCGTCGGACCTGTCTCGTACGCCCACGCCTTCGGCGTCGAACTCGGCGGGCAACTTCGCTTCGCTCAGGTTCCGTACGGGAGGCGCCGACAAGACGGTCATCAGCTTCCACCCGTTTCTCACGGCCGGGATCATCGACCCGACCCTGCCGACGGGTATCCTCGGGTCGCTCTCGCCGTTCGGCGGGTCCGGCGAGTTGTACGTCGCGTGGGTCTACATGGGTGCCGGCCACGGGCTCAGCGCGACCGATCCCGTCGTGGGCCGCTTCTACTGGCCGTTGGGCGTCCCGACCTCGCCGGGCGTGCCGGTGCACATCGGCGGCGTGGCGGGCGTTCACCCGATGCAGCTCTTGAAGGACGTGCTCGACGGCGACTACGGCGGCGACCCGGTCAACTACGACTCGACCGCGATGACGGCGTTGCTCGCGCTGTCGACGCCCAACGTGTGGGCGCGGATCACGAAGTCGAGCGAGCGGGCCACGTGGCTGGAGCGCTCGATCTACCGGCCCTACGCGGTCGCGCCGCTCGTAGGCACCGATCTCGTGGTGCGGCCGACCGCGCTGCGTGCGCCGAGCGACGAGAACCCCGATTCGTACACGGTGCTCGACGCGTCGAACGCGGATGTCCCGACGTGGGAGCACACGTCGCGCGACCTCGCGACCGTCGTCGCGTTCAAGAGCCGGGTGGTGGCATACCGGGTTGACTCGGCGACGCCGAGGGAGGATTGGCCCGCGGACGACATCGAGGTCCATACGTTCGAGGCGCCCGACATCGAGCATGACACCGTCGCGACGCTCGGCCGGGTCGTCCACGAGATCGACACCGATCTCATCATCCCGTCGGCGTACCCGGACCCCGACGTGCAGGAAGTGCTCGGCGTCGAGCTGTTCAACGTGTTCGGCGACGGCCCACAGCGCGGGTTCATCTCGGTGCCGGACGACGCCGGGGTCCAGGTCGGTGAGTTCGTGAGTCTCGACCATGACACGCTGAAGGGCTTCAATGTCGGGACCGGCGACCGGACCGGCAACCGGCTGGTCAGGCTGATCGGGTTCCCCGAATTGCACCCGGATCACACGGTCTTCGAGTACTTGGACCTCGGCCCGCACTCGCAGCAGCTCGACCCGCCGACCGTCTCAATCGCCGAAGCGTCCGACCTCGATTACGTCGAGGTCACGATCTCGGGACTCAATGCCGGGGAGACGGCGATCGTCGAGGTGGAGAAGGGCACGTCACCGCCGTCCACGTTCAGCCTCCAACGCGCGAACGTCGGCAACGAGACGGTGAGCTTCAGGCTCAAGGGCAGTGGCGGCAACGCGTACGCCCGCGCTCGCGCCACCATGCCGGGTCGGATCGCGTCGGCGTGGGCGAGTGATTCGGTCGCGCTCACCACACGGGCCCGGGTCGATTCCGCGGATCTGATCAGGACCGGCACGACGGCCGAAGTGCTCTGGACGGTTCCGTCCGGCACGCTCGGGATGCGGACCGACTACGTCATCCACTCGCGTGCCGAGGTGCCCGTGTTCGGCTCGAACGTCCAAGACTACGACGTGGACGACGGCGGGTTCACGATCTCGGGGCTCGTCTCGACGCGCGACGCGGTGTCCGTGCAGCTGACGCCCTACCCCGGCTGGACCGGCTCCGCGGTCAGCGGCACGGCAGGCGACACGGTGACGCTCACGCAGCTGCGCCCGCGCGTGTTTCCGGGCAGTATCTCGATTGCGATCATCAGGCCGGGTCTCAGAACGACGTTCAACGACGACAACGAGGCCGTCGTCAGCGTCAGCGGTGACGACAACACCGCGCGCATCATCGTGACCGTCGGCGACGGATCGTCGCCCGCGGACCCGACGCTCGCAGCGAACGACGGCGAGATCAGCGGCCAGAGCGGGACCGTCGAGACGGGCGTCCCGATTACGGTCGGCAACGACGCGTACGTAAGAGCTGCGGCGGTCACGTCGGCGGGCACGGTAGGGCCGGTGGTGGGGTCGCGTGAGAGGCTGCCAGTGGTCCGCGTGCCGAGCGTCGCCATGGCCGTCGCGCAGTCAGGCACCACCGGCTCGCTGGACCTGGAGATCCACGATCCCGCGTTGGCTGTGACGAACGTGCAGTTCGCCAAGAAGACCGACGCGGGCTCGTACGGATCGCTGGCAACCACGTGGGACCGCTCCACCGGCACTATCGGGGCATCCGTCGACCTCACGCGCGGCGAGGACATCACGCTCACCTCGAAGCACGCCGTCTCGATCCGCTGGGTCGTGACCTACACGGACGACGCCGGAGGCAGCCGCACGCTTGAGGGGGCGCATTCGTTTGATTCGGATCTGATCGCCGAGGTGACGAACATCGGCGTGGCGTTCAACGCCAACGGCGAGGCTGTCGTCAGCGCGACGGGCGACGAGGACACGGCTGACCTCTACGTCACGGTATCGGACGGGTCCGCGCCAGCCGATCCGACAGCGGGCACGAACGACGGCTCGATCAGCGGGCGCACTGGCAGCGTCGACACTGGGGTGAAGATCACGACCGGCTCAGAGGCATTTGTCCGCGTGGTGGCCGCGGACTCCGGCGGGACGCCCGGGCCAGTTGTTCAGACCCGCCAGGAGCGCCGGATCGGGCCGTTCGCGAAAGACACGACCGATCGAGCGCATTCCGGGAACGGAACCGAGACGACGGTCGAGACGCTCACGATCCCCGCAAACAAGCTGGGGACAAACGGCGGAGTCCGCCTAACCGGGTGGGTTCAGACTTCTGGTCTGAGCGGCGTACTGGCGGTGCGGATCAAGCTCGGTGGCTCGGCGGTGGCGTCGCTGTTCTTCACTGGCACAAGCGGCGGAATGTCCTTCGTGACGGTGCTGTTCAACGATGGCGCGACGGACGCGCAGGACAGCCTAACCAACTGGCTCGTCACGGGCGGTTCGGCCGAGGTCGAGATCGACCGAGGAGTCGGAGCAATTGACAGCACGTCCGACATGGACATCACGATCACCGTGCAGCTCGGATTCGGTGGCGGTGGGACCGCAGGCTCGGCAACGCTCCGCCTGACGTACCTCGAATTCCTCGGGACGGACTGATGACTACGCTACCCGCTCTGGCATGGGACCCAGCCGCGCGCGTCGTGCAACTCATCGCCGGCCTGCATGATGTGGTGAGCCATCTCGTGCCGGACCGGCGTCTCGTAGGCGGTGAACTCGGCGAACATCGTAACGTCGTCCGGGAACCGCAGCACTCCGGCCTTGGGCGCGCCGTCGACCATGACGGTGTCCGCCACGAACCATCGTACGGCTTCGAAGTCTCCGCGCACTTCGAGGCACGCTTCGGTCTTAGCGTACCACTCGGCGTACACGGTGGGCACGGGGACCATTGCTCGCCGGTTGACGTACGTGAAGTCCAGGTCCGTGACCGAGCACCCGCAGAGCAGCGCCAATACCAGGATTCGAGCGTTCAACTACTTACCTTCAGCCCTCCGAAAGCACGACCGCTTCCTGCGGTTGTTGGACTGCTGGCGCGGCGTCGCCCACCGACAATTGCCAGGTTCGTAATCGCCGTCGTTGTCGATCCGGTCGATCGAGTGCCGTGGCGACGGGCGCGGGCCCATGTCCTCAAAGAACGCCTCGAAGCTGCTGGCCCAACGGTCGCATACGTCAATGCCTCGCCCTCCGTAGCGCTCATAAGAGGGGATCGTCGGATTCTTGCAACGCTTCCTCAGCGAGACCCACGTCCTATACTCCGGGGTCTTGCTCATCCCGTGGGTTGCCGGGTGCGAGCAGGATTGCCGTTCGCCCCGCCTCAACTCCGCTGCGCTAATCTGGATTGCCTTGCCGCAGTCGCAGTGACAGAACCAACCGGATCTCCCGAGACTCCCGACTACGGTGAGTGTACCGAACCTCTTGCCGCGGAGATCCTGGTAAGTCTTAGCCGATTTGCCTTGCCGGCATCCACAGGACCGCGTGTTGCCCCTTCGGATATCACTTCCACGGATGACGGCCTGGCTGCCGCAGTCGCAGTGACAAAGCCAGGTGGCCCCTCCGCGGGGCGAACTGCCAGCGTGCCGAAGGACGACAAGGCTTCCGAAGCGCTTGCCGCCCATCTCTACTACGTCCGATCGCATGTGGGCAAATATGGTTTGGCCCCCCGCCTTCGCGCAAGGACTCCGTGATGCCGACCTGGATCTCCCGCGAGGAGCTCATGGCGCTCCCGACGCGTGGCCCGGCGTGGAACGCGCTCGTCGCATGAGAGTCCCCGCCGCGCATCTCGTCGAGCCGCCGGAGCTCCGCAAGGCCCGGCAGTGGTGGGAGGTCGTCGTATTGTGCGCTGACATAGAGCAGGCCGCGAAGAAGTTCCTGCGCCTGAAGACGGAGGATCGAGCTGATGCCAGGGCCGAATCCGATGCCGAACACTGATCCGTCGGAGGAGATCGGCCGGTTGGCGCTCGCGGAACTCCGTGAGCTCCGAAAGCTGCTCGTCGGCAACGGAGCGGTCGGGCTATTCGAGCAGGTGCGGAAAAATGACGACGAGATCAAACGGCTGTGGAAAGCGTTCGAGAAGCTGTCGAAGGCTGTCGACAGAGTTAACGGTCGAGCCACAGGAGGCAGGGCGGAGGAGTTGAAGTTCCTCGGCGTCCGCTGGCAGGTCATCGGGTACGTCGTGGTCGCCATTCTGGCGGTCCTGGGGACGGTGCTGGACATCATCAAATAGGGAGGGAGCATGGCTGAGGCAGAGACACGGTACTGGTGGTGGGCGCTAACGGACATCCTGGCGATGCTGTGGATGTTCGTCGTCGCGTCGGTCAAGGTCGGGCCGCGGAACGTGCGCATGGAGTTCCACCCC